AACACGGTTCTGTACCAGGTATTTCCCACGCCATTGTTCCATGGCCACATAGGTAAACTGTTCGTCTCTTTCGTGAACCACAAATTGATCGAGTTCATTCCATTCTTCTTCACTAAAAGCTTCCAGCAATCCCTGATCATAGAATCCTCTGGCAACATTCTTTTTAACTAGCTCTAATACACTGCAAGGTTGGTAATTTCCATAAACTTGTTTTCTAAGATGATAGTTAATCAACCTACCTGCTACATATTGATAATTCGGAGCGTCTTCGCTGATAAGATCAGCGGCACTCTTAATCATAGTTTCCTGAATGTCTGTGGTTTTGATTCCGTTATAAAATTGTATGCGACTTTTGATTTCTAACTCACTGGCACTTACGCCTGTGATATCTTTAGTGGCCCAAAATACAACTTTATGTAATTTTTCTAAATCTAGCGGTTCTTTGCGTCCGTCTCTTTTTATAACTTGAATTTGTGTCATTGATTCTTTTTCTCTTATTGTAATTTATAAAGCCCCAGATCTGAATCAGACAGTGTCTTAATTAATTTTAGGTCTTTGTTAATTTGTTTTTTATTTACTACTTCGTCATGAATGTAATTAAGGACATATTTTCCTTTGTCGACAAATACTAAATTATACTGTTCTTTGGTCGAAGGATCATTATATATTCTTATTTCGATTTCTGATCTGTGGCTACTTAGATATAAAGTATACACTATTCCCAGCGCCTTTGCAAGATCGCAGTAATAGTTTTCATATATTAATTCCCATGGCCCGGGCCATTCGTTGATTTGATCGGTGGTCAAATAGTGTGCTTGATAAGGTGCATAGCTCCACAAATGTGTTGTTTCTTTGAGAGCATCTTCGAAATTTTTTTGGCTAATAGATTTACGAAAATCTTGCCAACAGCGAAGCCGTTCGCTGGGTAGTAGATTCCACATGCTTATTAATAATTGATAAAGTTAAAAGGATAAAGTGCTTATGGTATACTGCATGTTTGCATTAAACACCGACGAATTCGATACCGTGGCAGTAAGTTGAACATAGGCATTTGAACCTGTTGTGCCTATGGGCGTGTAACCAAAAACCACCCCAACATCAGATGTTTCGCTGTATTCTTCGTCGTAGACAATTGCACCAGGTGCTGCAATATTAGCGGTGTTACTGGCTAGTTTTAGCCACCCTGACCTGGAAGCATTATTTCTAATGATTGCATATTGAATATAGATTGCTGGAGTATTATTGGTTGCAATCGCACTAGTTACATTGGCAGTTGTATTCGCAGTGATCCCAAGAGTATAAACAGTGTAGTTTGGCAAACTGCTGTATTGAGTCAGAATTTCTGTTACTCCGACTTCAGGGGCACCTTCTTGTAGTGTGCCGTTGCCTATATAAAGTTGCCGAGTGTCTATGCTCCACCCCAGTTCAGCTGTAGCCAACTGAGGTAAATCACTTCTAACACCATGTCTATGTTTGATCTGTGATATTTGTACAATTGCCATTTTGTCTAATTCCTATCTTATATTTAGTTAGATAGGTAATACAGTTCTACTCGTTTAATCCACTCATTGGACCAATGTTCAAATTCTTGTTCAGTAATTTCAAATTCTTGATATTGATTTTCAGCACTACACATTAAAATTACACCCTGTTTAATATCTGTTCCGTGAGTATTATTGTGAGCCAGTGCATAGGCCGCCAATTGGATAAAATAGTCGTCGATCCACTCTCTTTTCTTAGGTTTATTAGTCTGTTTGAAGTCTAAAATAGCTGGTTTGCCCTTCCAAACTCCAATACAATCTGTGGTACCGGCATACAGTCCGCTATAGTAAACAGGAACTTCTACCCCCCAATATTCACTGACATTTTTGCCCAAACCTTCAAAAATAATAACATTGGCCATTGAATGGCTTTGTTGACTGTATGGGTTAGTACCAGGGAGTCCTATATTACCATCTTTGACGTATGTTTCTAACCACTTATGCATTCTGGTACCTCGCCCGGCTGCTTCTGTAGTGATTTGTTGTGCCTGAGCTTCTCCTACACGTCTTTTCCAATTTGCTAATGCTTGACGTTTTTCTTCGGGCTTGGTGCGATCTAAAATAGTAGTAACACTGGGTACTTTGGTTCCGTCAGGCAAACAATAGTGTCGTTTTCCGTCAACTGTTTCTCTATTAATAGTTGTATAATTAAATTTGTTTATTAACATTTACACTCTAAAACTTTCTCCGCAACCGCAACGATCACGTTCATTTGGGTTATTAAATTCGAATCCCTCATTTAACCCGTTTCTTACATAATCTATTTCTAGTCCAGTCAGATAAGCATAACTTTTAGGATCGACAAAAACTTTACACCCACTGCAATCAACACATTGATCTTCGGGGTTAGGTTCATCTACGTATTCTAACACATATGCAAGTCCGCTGCAACCGGTTGTTTTGACTGCTACTCGCAGCCCGACACCCTTCCCGCGTTTCGAAAGTTGTTGTTGTATTTTTTTACTTGCTGTATCGGTTACGGTAATCATTTACTGCCGCCTTAATGGCATCCTCGGCCAATATGCTACAATGTATTTTGACTGGAGGTAGGGCGAGTTCTTCTGCAATCTCACTATTCTTAATGCTTCCTGCTTGGTCAAGTGTTTTACCTTTGACCCATTCTGTAACAAGAGAACTGCTTGCAATCGCCGACCCGCAGCCATACGTTTTAAATTTCGCATCTTCAATAATGCCCGTTTCATTGTTTACCTTTATCTGTAGCTTCATTACATCGCCGCAAGCAGGTGCACCAACCATACCAGTGCCAATACCTTCTTCATCTTTAGCAAAGCTGCCCACATTCCGTGGATTCTCGTAATGATCTACAACCTTTTCTGAATAGGCCATAATTATCTCCTGAGTTTATTATACAGTATTTAATTAGTCTTGTCTACGCTTCATGGCGCTTTTGGCCATGTTCGACACAGTTTGTTCTGGATTATCAGCAGCGCCAATATATTCTTCTGGATTAGTTATATTCTGAGTTGTGTCGGCTGTGAAAGTGATAGTGTCTGTATTGATATTTTTGATTAAATTTTTAAGAGCTGGTTCTTTATCATTGGCTAACAATAAATCAGCATAAGAAAAATTTGTTATTCCGGTGTTTCTTACATAACGAATAACCATACCTGTGGGTATTTGTTGAGTAAGTTCACCGTCTGTAACTTTATTATGCAATAGATTTATGGCAGTGAGGATTTTTCCGAAATCCTCACTGTCAGACTCTACTATAAAATCTTTTGCTCTCATTAACGACGTTCTCTGCCTAGCTCTTCTTGGCCGCCGGCAGCGGCATCAGTTGCGGCAAATCCGTCATCTTCTGCATCCAAGTCGCTGTCTACATCTCCAACTGGAGGCAATTGCCCTGGCAATTCTCCACCCATATTCATTGCTTGGTCAGGTTGTTCTCCAGCTAGTACTCTGGCACCGTTGTCCAATGCATCTCTGGCACCATTAAGAGAATCCATTAGTCCCTGCAATGCGGCTGTTACAGTTTGCTTATAACTGTCTGCTTGAGCTGTGCCTATTTGATCTCTGATAGTATCTAATAAAGGAGGAAGTTCTTCGTTCATCATTTTACTAGCATCAGTGATCATGTCCTGAACGCTGTCGACCATGTCTTTGGCTGCCAGTACGGCTTCAGCTGTTTCCAACTCGCCTTCTAATAAAGTTTCGTGCTGATCCAACCAAGCAGTTAGCCCTTCTCGAACCATAAACATTTCCATATATTTAGGATTCTTTTCTGCGGTATGAGCGCCGTAGCTTTTTCTAATATTGTTCAGACTTTCATCCAATGCAATGCTCAATCGTTGTGCTTTGGCATAGGTAAGGTTGTTGTAGTCTATAGCAAACCCAAATCGACTTTCCATTATACGGTTTAATCGTTGTGTTTTTTTTGGTGCAAGTTCGTTTAAATTCATGTTAAAGATTCCCAGATTTTCATATATTTAGCAGATCTTATAGTTTTCTCTAAATCATTTTTAGCAGGATGCAATTGCATTTTAAAATTTAGATATCTATTAGACCAAAGAGTTAATTTAAAATTATCTTTTTTCTGTTTCGAAGTAATTTTGTTTGAATAAAATTCACATTCATCATATAGTCGAGCTACTTTGATATCTGCATCTAGCAATTTATCTGCTATTTTATATTGTTTAACTTTACTAAGAGCTGCATAAAATATAGCAGCCCTTTTACTATAAAATGTATGTATTGTAATTTTATTCTTTGTTACTTTAAATCGATGACTGTCGATATTTTGTATAACGTAGTCCCCTATGACCCATAAGTTATTACTGATGGGTATCAATAGCGGTTTTTCAAGTGCGTGTCGAATATAATTGAGCTCAGATTTTGCCCAATAATTAATTTTATGAATTGCTAAATTAACTAAGATTTTACCTAGTTCTTCGTTTGTATATGATACGGCCGTTTTCATTTTTTCTTGTTAATAGATTTTTATTTACTAATTGATTAGCCATAAGCTGTTGTCGGTCATCCATATCACCTCTGGCCATAACAGGTGTTTCTTCGTCAAATTGAGACAACATATCTGCCTCTTCATTTGTGATGGCCACGTTTATATTTTGCGTAAGTTCTACGATTTTCACTTTGATGCTAGATGAATTAGTAGGGTAATAATGGCTGTAAACATAACACCCAGTATAGTAGTTCCAATGGCTATCGTTTGTTTATTAATGCCACCCGTTTCATTGGTGATGCTGTCTTTAATTTCCGAAATGTGACGCTCGATGACAGTCATCCGCTCGTCCAGATTGTCGAGTTTAGTTTCCAAAGCTGCATACCTTTCCGCACAAAGTTCTACGTGCGCTTCAAGGTTTTTCTTTTCAATATCGGTGGTTTTGCTCATAATATATCCTGTACAGGATGCTTTTAATTTGTCCAAATGTGCCGTAAAGAGAAGCCTTAATGGTGCCGTAGCATCAATTAATATTTAGCTCATCTACGGTAGAAAAATATATGTTTTTTAATATCCCATAGCTATGAAAAATCGGCAGCATGAACCTAGCAGATTCTTCAAGCCCGGTTATAACTGGTACCTGTTCAAAGTCCTCGTATAATTGATCCACAGTGTAGATATCTTGTTCGCTGGCAAATTTAAATATCCAAACTTTTTGCATGGTTTGATAAAATTCTCCAAAAATTTTACTGACCCCGTCTATGTCTGATAAAAGCTCAGGCCCCCCTAAAATTATGGGTTGAGTTTTTAAACTTAGGACCTGCAATACTGTTTCCCAATTTCGCTGTTGATCTCGTGCAAGACTGTCACCCCTGGTTACATTCGTAGGTGTTATATCTACCAGGGTCGCACAAATAAAAGATTTCATAAAAATATTTATAGCCAATAAAAAAGGCACTATAAAAGTGCCTTTTTGTTTTAGCTTACGCTAAAATTACTGAGCTAGACGTAGTCCAGGCTGTGTAACTACAATACCTGTTGTATTGTAACCGCTAGAGTTAGCTGCGACGATGTTAGCTTGTAAGTCTGTTGCATTCCATGCTGATTCTTCAACAAGAACGCTTAGAAGACCGTTTGTAACTGCACCGTTGTTAGCTGTACCAACTTGGTAAGCCAACAATGTAGCATTCAATCCAATAGTACGTAGGATTGTTTCAACGCCTTCACCTGTACCAAACTGTGTGGTCATAGAAACGTTGGAGTTAATAGCAAAAGCCTGAACTGGCTTGCCGATACCTGTGCTGATCAATACGTTTGCACTTGATGCT